GTGGGCCGTGCGCTGATGAGCCGTCCCAAGCTGCTGATGCTGGATGAGCCGTCGCTGGGTCTGGCGCCGCTGGTGGTACAGGGTATTTTTGACATCATCCGCACCGTCAACCAGCAGGGTGTCACCGTGCTGCTGATCGAGCAGAACGCGAACATGGCGCTGAAGATCGCCGACTACGCCTACGTGCTGGAAACGGGCAACATCACCAAGTCCGGCACCGGCGCGGAGCTGCTGGCGGACGATTCCATCAAGGAAGCCTATCTGGGCAAAAAGAGGAGCTGAACAAAAGCACCCCCGGCGCATAGCGCCGGGGGTGCTTATTTTCTTATGTTGAGGTGCTTTACGCCTCGATGGGCATGTCCTCCGCCGCCGGTGTCTCCGCCGGGGCGCTGCCGTCAAAGGGCGCTTCCAGCAGCTCCGGCTGGCGAATGTACTTGCGGAAATCGTTGCAGAAGGCCGCGTACTCGTACCCGGTGCAGATACGCTCGTCCATGACGATGCCCAGGGGCATCATCTTCTTGGTCAGGTCGCCGCTCATATAGTTGGGCACCGGCTTGCCCATGCACACGAACACGCTTGTGGTGCCGAATTCGTAGCAGTGGTGGTGGATGTAGCTGGTCTTGATAGAGGCCAGATTGGTGATGAACATGCTGGTGTGGAACGGGCTGAGATCCACGATCTTCCGGGGCAGCAGCCCGTGCTTGTCCAGATGATAGGCCAGCCAGATCACAAACTTGGGCAGGCCGGGGATGGAGAACATCATCTTGGCGAATTTGTCGGTGCTGTTGTTGTGGGACTCGGCGGAGTTTTTGGCGATGGTGTCCGCGATCTTCCGGTTGATGGTGAAGATGTTGTCCTGCGGCTCCAGATAGATCTTCAGCGTCGTCTCGTCCGGCGTGCCGTCCGCCCGCTTTTTCAGGATGACGAAGGACACGCAGAAGTGGTTGCGCTCGTAGAGATGGCTGTTCACCACGAACCAGTTGAGCTTGGGGTTGGTCTGGTACGCCTTGTAGTACGCGGCGATGATCACCGCCATGTGGTTGATGCGCACACCGCCCCGCCGCTTTTCGCGGATATACGCCTTGATGACCTCCTCGTCGATGTTCTCCGTGATGGTGTTCCAGGCGTCATACCGCTTGGGCATGATGTAGGGGATGGCCGCCACGATGGGCGGCAGATCTTTTACGCGCTTTCCGTCAGGACGCATGGGCATTTCCTCGATTCTGTCTGTGTTGTGTCCATCATAGACCATATTGCCGCCGATTGCAAGGTGTTGTTTTCTTTTCCGCCAAAGAAGAACGGGTCCGGGGCTAAAAGTCAAGAGAAATTTGCATAAGTCAAGAAAAAACGGCAATCAGCACAAATAAAAAGCGCCCTTATTGGGCGATTTCACAACAAAACAACATGGCAAGCCAGCCGGATGGGGTCAAGCCCATTCGGCTGGCTTGCTTTATGCGCCGTCAAGCGGACAGGAGCTCTTGCTCAAAGAGCATGGCCGCCGATTTCCACCCCAGCAGCTTGCGGGGGTAGTTGTTCACCCACCTCTCTGCCGCCCTCACCTCCTCCGGCTTTACGGTGTCAAAGCTGGTGCCCTTGGGGAAAAACCGTCTAATCAGTCTGTTCATGTTCTCATTGGACCCCCGCTCAAAGGCGCTGTATGGGTGGCAGAAAAACACAATGGTCCGCTTGCCCTTGCGCCGGTGGGCGGCCTCGATGCCCTCGAAGTCTTGAAACTCACAGCCATTGTCCACCGTGATGCTCTTGAACAGCTTATAGAACAGCTTGCCAAAACGGCGCTCCAAGCTGTTGATGGCCTTGACTACGCTGGCCGCCGTGTGGTCCTCCAGCAGCATCACAATGCCCATACGGGTCCGGCGCTCGGTGAGGACCAGGAGGGCCTTTTTGGAGCCCTTGCACCCCATGATACTGTCCATTTCCCAATGCCCAAAACTGCCCCGGCCCTTGACCTCCTGGGGGCGGTTTTCAATGCTCTTGCCGTTGGAGCTCCGGGCGGCCTGCCGCTTGCTCTTGGCGGCGTAGTGGCGGCGGCCCTTGTTGTGCAGGTGCTCCGGGGTGAGGTGGAGGAACACATCCCCACGGTAGATGTAATTATAGAGCGTGTTCTCACATATCACGGTGTCATAGACTTCCCCGTTGTTTCGGATTTCCGCAAGGGCGGCTCCGGGGGCAAAGCCCTGGACCATGACCAGCTCCTCCAGCCGCCGGGCCAGGGCGTGGTCCTTGCCAATCTTGAGGTCCCTGCCCTTGTCCTTGAGAAAGTCCCTGTATTTCCGCTCCGCCACCTCCGGGCAGTAAACCTCAATAAACTCATATTCGGAGGTCTGCTGGACACAGAGGCCCCGGTTGATTTCATAGTAGATGGACCGCTCACACTTGCCCAGAGCGCTGGCAATGGCGGCCTTGGTAAATCCTTTTTTGAGCATCCGCTCCAGGGTCAAGCGTTGGTCCCAGGTGAAATGCTTGGCGTCCTTGTGGTTCATGCTGCACCTCCAGAAATAAGAAAAGCGGGGCGTTTCCGCCCCACTCCGATCTGCCGTTTATGCCGCCGTGTACTGCTCCAGCAGCTTGACCGTTTCCTCATCCGTCAAGATGTCCCCCAGCTTGCAGTCAAGGGCAAGACAGAGTTTTAAGAGCGTGGCCAGCTTGGCTCCGTTGAGGTCCTTGGCCCCCTGCTCATAGCATTGGAGCGTCCGCACATTTAGGCCGGTAGCGCTGGCCAGTTGGGATTGAGAGAGCCCGGCGTCCAGGCGGGCATTTTGCAGTTTGCTGTTTTTCTTGGTGTCCATCACGCTCACCTCCGTTGTGCCCTCATTATACTACTTTAGTTGTATAGTGTCAAGAAAAAATTTGAGGCCCGGATTGTTCCGGGCCCCTGTTTATTCATCGGCCTTGTGTTGCCTCAGCCGGTCTGCCAGCTCCGCAAGGATGGCCACATCCCGCTCATCCAGGCCGGTCACATTCACAGTGTTCAAGGGCTCCACGCCCAGCAGGTAGTCCGTGGACACAGAGAACAGCCGGGCCAGGTCCACCAGGGATGCCGGGGACGGTGTAGAAAGTCCCTGCTCCCAGGAGTTGACGCCGTTCCTGGTTATACTCAGCCGCCGGGCAAGGTCTGCTTGGGTCCAGCCCCGTGCCTGCCGGAGTTCTTTTATTCGTTCTGCTATCACCAGCATCACCTCCACAATGTAAATTATAGTGTGCTCGTTTGACTTGTCATTGTCACTTTAGGCTCCAATACTTGACACAGTGGCGGTGAAACCGTACAATGGAAGTGCAAAGGAGGCGGTGCCATTGTTCACGGAGGATGAAAAGCGTTTCCTTGATGCGCTTGAGGCCGCCCTGGTGGCGGCCAGAAAGAGCCCGGCGGTGCATATCACCCGCATGGCAGACAAGGCGCTTTCCGTGCGTTCTCGACACGGCTATTTAGGTAAAATCAAGTTGCAGGGCCGGAAAACATGGATGCAGTACATGACCAGCCTTTACAACACAGAGGTGGCGGAAAACCGCCCGCTTGAGGAATACATCCAGCTCCTCAAGTATTGGGTGCGGGCCGCTTGAACAGGAGGGCATTGAGATGTTTGGCAGAAAGAAAAAGGACCTCCCGGCGGGGGCCCGCATGATGCACTATGAGGGCTTGCGGGGCTTTTCCCAGGACGGCCCCTGTTTCATGGAGCGGACGGAGGCGGGGCTGGTGTTCCGGCAGACAAACGGCCCGGCGGCCACCCTCCCGCTGGAAAAGGTGACAGGCCTGGAGATGATGCCGGAGCGCAATTTCATGGCCCGGTATCACGGCACGGCGGCCACCACGGCCTATGGCAAGGCGGTCAAGTGGTTTGCCGTGTTCCACTATACCACCCAGGAGGGGGAGCGGATGCTGGCGCTCTGGTACACAGAGCCCAAAACCGGCAGCGTCCTCCGGGAGCTGGCCGCCCAGATCGGAGCGGCCACCCAGGACTACACTCTGTAAAAGAGCATAAAAAAAAGAGCCGGAGAGGTGTGACCCTCTCCGGCTCTCTTGCGTTATTCGGTCTTTTTCTGGTCAAGCTGGGCAATGGCCTCTTTCAGTTTATCAAAGCCAAACATGGCGGCGTATGCCACGAAAAAGCCCAGGACCACAGCGCCCACCACCGTGTACCAGACGATGGCCACGCCCTTGATTTCACAGTAGGCGAAAAAGGCCGCCAGGGTGAGGGCCATGGCGATGAGCACCGCCAGGATGTTGGTGGGCAGCTTGTCCCAGGTGAGCTTTTTGAGCACCTGCACCACAATGTTGGTGACAATCACCAGGACACCCACGATGCTGAGAATGACGGACCAGTCAAAAATGCTTTCCATGATTTTATCCTCCCTTTTCTATGTTACCCCACAAGGGTGAGGTCCTTGCTGTTGACGGCGGCGGTCACCACGCCATTCTGGCCGATGACCACCCGGTCACCGTCCACCTGGATGACGGTGTAAGTGTTGGTGTAGACGAAAGAGGCCAGGCCGCCGCCGGTGTAGGTCTTGGCCCCCTTGTTGACCTTGACCTTGGAGCCCACGGTGATGCCGCCCTCCACCTGGATGTCAGCGGCGTCCACCCAGCCGTAGACGGTGGAGCCGCCGCCGGGCACCTTGATGAGGTGGTAGGGGTGCTTGGCGTTCCCGGCCATGGCGGTGACCTTGGCCTTGCCAGGCTTGCAGGCGGAGCCGTTGAGGGCGTTGGAGCTCACATAATGCTTGTTGCCGGTAAAGGTCACGGTGTCGCCCACACAGGCCCCCACGGTGCCCTCAGAGGGCTTGCTGGGCTGGGTGGTGCCCTGGGACCCGCCGCCGGTAGAGGCCCCGGTGTAGTCCACATAGGGCAGCTTGCCGTGCTTGGTCCACCGGCGGGTGTTGTAGCCCGCCTTGGAGCCGATGTTGCCCACGGCGGTGATTTGCACCTTGTTCTCCCACTTGGGGCTGCACTCCACCGCCAGGCCGTCCCCGATGTAGATGCCGATGTGCCCGGACATCCAGACGGCCTCACCGATGACCATATCATCCCAGCCGGTGGTGCTCACCCCGGTGCATTTGGTAATCATGGTATCAGCGCCGATGTCCGGCACCCCGTTGATGGCGTAGCCCGCCCCGCCGTAGGTCCGGGAGGCGTCCCCGTCCCAGCCCCAGAGGATGCCCTTGATGAGGCACACGCAGTCAAAGCCGAAAACAGGCGGGCTCTGGTTGGCCGCCGCCTTAATCATGGCGGTGCGGGTGGCGTTCTTGTTGTAGGAGTGGTTGTTGCAGTAGCGGCTCACATTGGAGCCGGTGAGGGGGGCCCCAAAGCACCCCATCACATACAAGGTCTTGTAGTTCTTGGCGATGTCCACGGCCTTGTCCACAAAGACCTTGGCGGTCATTTTACTCATTGAAAACGCTCCTTTACTCAGTCTTTCAGCACGATTTCCGCCACACGGACAGCGACATCCGCCCCGTACTTGTCCGCAAACTGCTTGAGAAACCGCTGGGCATATTTGGCCCGGTTTTCGTTTTTGGCTTTCCAGAAATAGAAACCGCCCCAGGCCCCGTTGGTCAAAAGGGAGGCCCCAGCCAGGCCCGCCAGGGCCGTGACATCAAAGCCCAGGTAATTGGTGACGATGGTGGCCACGCACAGCAGAACGGAAATGGTCACATGGGCCCAGAGCAGCTTTTTTGAGGTGTCTATTTTTCATGCCCTCCTCTCCAGTCCCGCCAGAGGATTTCCACCATGCCCAGCAGGGCAAGGAAAAACAGCCGCATGGCGGGCCTCAATAAATGGCCTTGACGCCCTGCTCGGTCAAAAAATCCTTTTGGGCATGTTTGACTTTGCGGGCGTATTCAAGGGCGGCGTGCATGTCCCCGTTGCAATGGGCATCCGGGATGCGCTGGACGGCCACGGCGGTGGCCTCAGCCAGCGCCAGGGCCGCCCTGGTGTTCTGTATCAGCAGGACCTCATTTTGCTCACGGGCGGCCTCCCGTGCATCCTGGACGGCCTCCCGCTTGCTGATACGCCGCTGGAGCAGCCAAAGCCCCAGGGAGGTGATGGCCGTGGGGATGCCCAGCAGGGTGAGCAGGCCCCCCACGGAAAGCTCAATAACCATTGGCTCCGCCCTCCCTTACTCGCTGGCCTCGGTCCAGCCGTAGACGCCGGGCTCCCAGACATTGCCGTCCAGATCGGAGGTCCAATGCTTGCCGTTGTGGCTCACCTTGGCCCCGGCGGCATAGGCGTCATGGGCTCCCAAAGGCTGGGACCATTCCGGCCATTCCTCTGCCGGGTCGCTGGTGATGGACCAGAGGGAGGCGGCGTTGGGTGGCTCCCAGCCGGTCTGGGAGGTGTGGGCCTGCACACAGCGGTAGAGCTTGCCGCCGTACTGCCGGAGCTGGCCCACCGTGTAGTTGACATTGGCCGCCCATTCCGCAAAGAGCAGGGATTGCTCAGAGGCAGTCACGGCGTCAATGGTCCCGGCCTCCGCCAGCACCACAAAGGCGATGGCGGCGGCGTCCCGCTGCTGCTGTGCGTAGAGCTGGGCCTCATGCAGCGCTTTGAGGCTGGTGGTCTTTTTCTTAACTGCCATTACTGAAAAGCACCTCCAATGCTGGTGATGTAGCCGCCGGTGTTGCTGGTCCCCCGGCCCACATTGACCTTGAAGTTAAAGGCAAAGCCGTTGGCGGCGGTCTGGTTGGTGAAAACATGGTTGTTGCCGTTCTTCACATCCTGGGTGGCGTCCTCCCAGACGGGCTCCGTGTCGTTGGCGTTGTTGGTCACCAGGACCTCCAGGTCAGCATCCGCCGGGATGGAGCCCAGCACATTGAGCACCATGACCGTGATGGCGTCATCGGCGTCCATGGGCTCCGCCAGGGTGATGGAGGCCTCATAGACGGCCTTGGTAAAGGTCACGGTGTAGGGGGCGCTGTCCGCCTTGGTGTCATTGGCCACCACCTTGATGGTGTGGGCCCCGTTGAGGACTTTCTGCCAGTTGGCGGAGGTGACACACTGGACCGTGTTGCTCTGCCCCAGGGTGGCGGTGTAGGTCCGCTTGAGCACATTGTCCAGGTACTCTTTCACCGTCACGGTGTCGCTGTCAGCGTCCGTCACCGTGTAGGTCAGGTCAAAGCCGTCCTCCTTGGTCCCCAGATCGGTGCCGGAGGTCGTGGAGCTGGTGATGACCGGGATGGCGTTGTTGTCCACCGTCCGGGTTTCGCTGGTCACATAGGTGCTGGTGGCGTTGTAGCTGTCATAGGAGCGCACACGGTAGGCCACGGTGTTCCACCCGGCGGTGATGGTGTCGGTGTAGGCCAGGGCGGAACCCTTGTAGATTTGTGTCCAGCCGCCGCCGTCCACCTGCCGCTCCAGCTCATAGCCGCTGAGGTTGCCGTCACTGTCAGAGGCGGCGGTCCAGGAGATGGCCAGGTTGCCGCCGCCACGGACCACGGCGGGGACGGTCAGACTGCCGGGAGCACCGGGGGCCCGGTTGTTGGTCACCGTCACCGTGCTGCTGGTTTTCCAGCCGCTCTCAAGTCCGGCGGCGTCATAGGCCTTGACCCGGTAGGCCACGGTGTTGGTGCCAAAGGCCACGGAGTTGGTGGTGCTGGTGGCGCTGCCCTGGTAGATTTGGGACCAGGAGCCGCCGTTGGTCTGCCGCTCGACAATGTAGCCCTCAAGGTTGCCCTCTGCATCCGTGGAGGCGGCCCAGCTCACCGTGATGGTGCTGCCGCCGTCAATGCTGCTGGGGACGGAGATGCTGGCGGGCGTAGAGGGGGCGGTGTTCTGAAACACAGAGCCGTCATCGCTCACATAGAGGGAGGAGGGGAGAGTGAAAGCGGGGCGGGACCCGTAGGAGCCGTAGCAGCCGCCGTAGCCGACATCGCCGCCGGAGCCCAGACAGACGGCGCCGCCGGTGTTGCTCGTGCCCGGAGAGCGGGTCCATTGGGTGTTGGTGCTCCCGTTCAGATGGGCCACCCGGAGCGTGCTGGCGATGGGCAGGGCGGAGCCCTCCACATTAAACCAGCTTGCAGACTGGCCCAGCTCAGTGGCAGACAGAGCGAAAACAGCCCGCTCCAGGGTGCCCACCGTCCAGTTGCCGTTGCCGGGAGTGTAGCGGATTTTGGTGGTGCCGATGAGGGAGCGGATGTCGGCGTCCAGCATGTTTTTGTAGGTGCTGTTAAACCAGCTATCCAGGTCGCTGCTGGCGTAGGCGTTCACATTGCCGTTGTCCCACACCCGGTTGTCATAGCAGTCCTTGCGGACCACCAGCGTCCTCCCGGCCCCGTTGAGGCCGCTTTCATAGTCGTGCTTGGCAACATAGAAGTCCACCAGCGTGCCGTTTTCTTTCAGCTTGATAATGCTGCCGGTGGACTTGTTGCCCAGGGTAGTTGTGGCCATTAGATTTCCTCCTTTAGAATGTTTTGCACACGGTCCCGCACCTGCTGGCGCAGGGACCAGGTGTTGCCGTGAGCGGCGTGGGCGTCCCAGGCCTGCCAGCTTTGCAGGATTTTCTCACGGGTCACAAGGCCTGCCGGATAGTCCTGCTCCCACCGGCGGAGCTTGGAGCGCATACGCTTGATGCTGCTGTGCCGCAGCTTGCGGATGACCTTGCCCTCCTCGGTCAGATAGGTGTGAAAGCCCAGAAAATCAATTCCGTTGCGGATGGGGAAAATCTGGGTTTTCTCATTGAGCTCCAGCCCCAGGCTGGCCATAAAGGCCCGGATTTCCTTGAGGCAGAATTGCAAATAGTCCTTGTCCGGGTGGATGAGGAAAAAGTCATCCATGTACCTGCCATACCAGCGGATGCGGAGCTTTTCCTTGACGAAGTGGTCAAACTCATCCAGGAACAGCAGGGCAAAAAGCTGGCTGGTCTGGTAGCCCAGCGGCAGGCCGTCCGTGCTGTCTATGTAGGTACACAGCAGGTCAAAAACGATGGGCTCAAGGTCCAGCTTTTTGAGCTTTTCCTTGAGCTTGTCGTGGTCAATGGACGCAAAGAAATGCCGCACATCTGCCTTGAGGACCCAGCCCTCCGCCGTGCGGTATTTGTTCCAGTATTCCGTGAAAAATCCACGCAGCCGGTCCAGGCCGAAGTGGAGCCCTTTGCCTTTCTGGGATGCGTAGTTATCCAGAATGAAACTGTTGGTGATGCGCTCATAGATGAGGTTGTCCACCAATGCGTGCTGGACCACTTTGTCAACAAAGGCCGGGGCCTGCACCAATCTCTTTTTGGGCTCGTAGACATAGAACACACGGAACAGTCCGGGCCGGTAGATTTTGGTTTGCAGGATGTAGACAAGGTTGACGATGTTGGCCAGCAGGTGGACCTCATAATTGGCGGTGGCGGCCCTGGAGCGCTTGCCCCGTCTGGCCGCAAGGTAGGCTTTGTAGAGCACCGAAAAGGTGCATATCTCAGAGAATTTCAGCACGGGTCTTTGCACCCCTGTAAACATGCGGGCGGCCCCCTGTCATTCCGGCGGCGGGCCGCCCTCTCCTTGTGCGCCGTGTAGGTGCCGCAGGGACAGGACCAGCAGCACCCCGCCGCCTCGGTGTGCGGTGGGGTGCATCGGCGCAATGTATTTGCCTTGGTGTCAAGGCTGGATGTGACCTCCTTTGATGTGATGGATGGCGCTGCTTTCGGCTTTGGGCCTACTCGGTCGGGCCTTACCATCAGAGCGGGGCGGGACCCGTTGGAGTTGTTGCAGTTGTTGTTGTTGACATTGCCGTTGGAGTTCAGATAGACGGCGTTGTTGGTGTTGTTCGTGTTCGGAGAGGTAGAGGTAAATAAACAGGTCACACCCAAATACACGGCCTTGGTGGCCGTTGTATCCGTTTACTGAGGCCGCAGGGCCTCCGCAATTTGCAGGGCCATTTGCCCCATCTTGGCAAGCTCCTGGGCCGCCTTGGCCTCCCGGAGGGCGGCGGCACGGTTGCCGTCTGATTTCCTCCAGTTGAAAGCCTTTTGACGGACCGGGCGCACCAGCTCCGCCCAATAGTGGCATTGGTCGCCGGTGATGTACTTGCGGCCATAGCTGAGGTTGATGAGCTGCTCCATGGTCTGGCACTCGATGAGCACGCCGTCCAGGTCCTTGAGCCGCTCCTCATACTCGGTTTCAAAGTAGCGGCCATTGGCGGCCTCACAGCCCTTGAGGATGCGGACGGCGCAGTCCTGGAGCTCGGCGCACAGGTGGAAAGTCTGGCTTTTGGGAAAGTGAGGCTTTCCGTCATCTTTCACCTTGTCATAGAGGAGCTTTTCCACAAGCTGGTCACCCACCATGATGTAGGCCTTGACCGGCTTGTATTCTGCCTCTTTTTGCTTGACCCGCTGGATGGTGTAGTCCAGCAGATCGGAGGCAAGAGGGATGATGTCATAGCTTGGCATTAAAACTCAATCCTCGCATAGGTTTCATTCCAGACGCCGGTGACCACCACACCGGTGAGGGTCCCAAAGGTCACCTCAAAGCTGTTGCCGGTGACATTGGTGCCATATTTCAGCTCCAGCACGGAGAGGCGGCTGTCCAGGCCGCTGAAGTCCACACGGATGTCCGGGTGGGAGGTTTCATCGGTGTTGTGGTCATCCACGGCGTCCGTGATGTCCTGCCGGATGTCCGGGTGGCTGGCCGGGTCCGTGTTGTGTTCGGCAATGGCCTCCTCCAGGTCCTCCGGGCTCACGGTGTCCAGGGACGGGGTGATGGTAAACTCCAGCACGGAGCTGTCCACCACAACAATGTGCATGAGCATGGTGAGCCGCCCGTCCACGCCGGTGGAGATGGCCACCTTTTCCGTGTCCGGGGTGTTGCAGATGGCAATGAGGGTGCCGTCCTCATCAAAGAGGCCCATTTCACGGACAATGAAGTTGCCCACACTGTCATCAATGATGATTTTCACATCCAGCATGTTGGGGACAGAGGCGTTTTGCTCGGCGGACACGATGGGCCCCCGCCACAGCTCCCTCACAAGCTCCGTCTGTTCCGTGCTGGGCAGGTAGTAACTGCCCCCGCCGTCACCGGCGGCGGCCTGGGTGATTTTCAGCTTGGTCCCCGCCAAAATGCAGTTGGTGATGAGGGTGGACCCCGCCGTGGTTATCCTGGTGCCGTACTTTCTTTCCTGGTCAGGCATTTCCGCTTTCCTCCTGTTCGTATGGATAAATTTCAAGGGTTGCACGATACTCCAGAGGCCCGGCTCCGATGACGCCGCCGGTGCTCTCCAGCTCATTGGTCAGCAGGGGCCACAGGTCCATGTGCAGGGAGCGCTCCGTGTAGGCCCCCAGCCGGACGCCGCCGGTAGACTGCAAAAGGGCGGTCATCAAAATGTGGATGTTCTCCGGGCGGACCGTCAGCAGCATGTCAAGGATTTCCCCCGCCAGCCGGTCCGCCTCCGGCAGGACCGTGTAGTCAAGCTGGATGTCCAGGGTGTAGTCCTGGAGAGAAACAGAGTGGCCGTCCGGGCCGCACAGGCCCGCCAGCCAGTTTTTCAGCCAGCGCAGGGTATAGGGCAATTCCAAATTCCACTTGGCCTTGATGCGGGCCTTGCGGGCCTCCAGGGTGTCCGTGTCCTTGGGAAAGAGCCGCAGCTCTTGCTCCCACACGGCCACGCCGTCCTCATCGGCGTCCTCAAGGAATTGGTTGGCCAGCACCCTGGTGATGGCGTCCCATGCAAGGAAGATTTCCGGCTCATTGGCCCCGTTGATGACTTGAAACTCCAGCACCTCCCGGAGCACCGGGGGCAGGTAGTTCAAAAGGTGTCTATCCATCGGTGACCTCCCCTCTGGCGGGGATGCTGTCCGGGCCCAGGGCCAGGTTGTTCTCCTGCCCGTTGATTTTGGTGCCGCCAATGTCCGTTATCATGTTGGAGCACTCGGAGAGGATGCGGCTTTCAATCTGGGAAATGCGGACGGTCAAAAAATCAGAGCTGGCCCAATCCTGGGACAGCTCCACAAAGTAGGCGTCAATGACGGCCTCCACATAGCTCTTGACGGCATCCCAATCCCACCCGGAGGCATAGGTGAGGTGGAGGGCAATGTCCACCTCCTCCGGCGTCACGCCGGTCACATGGACCACATGGCCGATGGGGGCCAGGCCCAGGCCCTCCCCGGCGTTCTGCTCCGGGTCAATGGCCGTCTGGATTTCCTCCAGCAGGGTGGGCGTGGGGGCCTT